AGAGTTATATGCAGAAATACTTGACGAAGCGTCTGGTGCATTATGGTCAAGAGGTCTCCTAGCTAAGTGTGAGATAGAGAAAGATCAGGTTCCTACACTTAATCGTATTGTTGTCGCTATTGACCCGGCTATTACCTCTAACGCTGAAAGTGATATGACAGGTATTGTCGTAGCTGGTGTAGACGTTAATGGTGTAGCTTATGTGCTAGAGGATCATACTGGTCGTTATACACCTCAACAGTGGGCATCTAAGGCTGTAGAGTTATATCATGATCATTTAGCTGACAGGATTGTAGCTGAGAGAAACCAAGGCGGTGATATGGTAAGACATACACTGCATACAGAAGATGAAACACTGCCTGTAAGGTTAGTACATGCCTCAAGAGGTAAGATGGCTAGGGCAGAACCTGTTTCAGCATTATATGAACAAAACAGAGTTAAGCATGTAAGAGGATTGAACGACTTAGAGGATCAGATGGTACAGTGGGAACCTCTAGGTTCTATTGGGTCTCCTGACAGGTTAGATGCTCTAGTGTGGGCTATCACTGATCTAAGTTTGAATGGTTACGCAAAGCCACAACTTAAACTAGCGTACTCTAGTGCCAAAGGGCTAATTTAATATGGCTACAAAGAAGCGACTATCGGAAGGTGCAGCTAAGAGTATTCTTGGTGTAGCTGGTGATAACACTCGTACTGGACAAATACGTGCAGATGAGTTTATACCTGAACTACGTGGTAAGAACGCTATTCGCAAGTATCGGGAGATGCGGGATAATGACAGTACTATTGGTGCGGTTATGTATGCTGCTGAACAAGTACTTAGAGATGTCAAACTTAAGGTGGAACCAGCCAATGATACTGAGGAAGCTAAACGTGAAGCTGACTTTGTGGAAAGTATCTTTGATGATATGGATCACAGTCTTGACGATCACATTGCAGAATCTTTATCGTCGTTGTCGTATGGCTTTGCTTGGTTTGAGGTTGTATATAAGCGAAGGGTTGGCCCAACTAAGAGATCGCCTAAGAAACATAGTAAGTACACTGATGGACGCTTGGGTGTCCGTAAGATTGCTTGCCGTGCGCCTTGGACAGTCTCTAGGTTTGATGTAGAACCCAAGAGCGGTGATGTATTAGGTATTTATCAGGACGTAGGTTATGGATCAGGAAAACACTATATACCAACTTCTAAGAGCCTTTACTATCGTACTACTGTTCTTAATGGTGATCCTAGTGGCCGCTCTATCCTCCGCAATGCTTATTCCTCATATGTCTATCTGAACAACTTACAGAGTATAGAGGCTATAGCTGTTGAGCGTGAGTTAGCTGGTATCCCTGTTGCTCGTATTCCCTCTGAGTATTTATCGTCAGATGCAAGTGCGGCACAGAGTGGCTTCGTAGGCAACCTACAACAAATACTTCGTGATGTTAAGTTTAATGAGCAAGGGTACATAATTACCCCAAGCGATACTTACCCTGACAAGGATGGTTCTCCTACAAATATTAGACTTGTAGACATTGAACTAATGAGTAGCAATGGTAAACGTAACCTAGATATTGACCCCATTGTTAGGCGTTACCAACATGACATTGCCCGTAGTGTTCTTTCTGAGTTTCTTATGCTCGGTGGGGGTAACAATGGATCATACGCACTCTCCAAGTCTAAGACTGACCTGTTTCTACGTGCCTTAGAAAGCTACATCCAAGCTATTGTCGATGTACTTAACAAGCAGCTAGTGGAACGTCTATGGCAGCTTAACGGACTTAACTACGACCTCATGCCCTGTATCAAGGCTGGTGATGTTGCCCCACACGATCTACGTGAGATTGCAGCATTCCTTCGTAACCTTAACGGTGCAGACATTAACGTCAGTGATCACCCAGAGGTTATACAAGACCTTATGGATATAGCTGAACTGAACTATGACCCTGATACAGAGGTCACAACAGAAACTGACCTACCCGTTGAGGTAGAAGAAGATAACAAGGAAAATACATAATGGCTATTACAACAGCACTAAGTAATGCTTTTAAACTAGAGTTGCTTAAAGGTAATCACGACTTTGATAACGATACATTTCGTGTCGCACTAATTAAAGAGAACCCATCTGGTACTTATGATGCTACAACAGTAGCCTACTCAGAACTTGCTACAAACAGTGATAACCCAAGTGGTGTTGGTTACGCTGGAGTTTTTGATGCCATCTCTACGGGAGCACAGGCAGCTATTGCTACGGGTTATCCTCAGATGGATGGTACAACTGCCGTTATGGACTTTGATGATGCAGTATTCACAAACGTAACTGTTCAAGCTGATGGTTGTATTCTTTATAACCCAAATGCTGATAGTTCAGCTAATGTCATAGCAGTCTTTGACTTTGGTGGTACAGTCAGTGCTACCGCTGGTGACTTCACTATTCAGTTCCCTGCTCCGGGAGCTTCTACAAGTATCTTGCGCCTAGCCTAATCTAAGGATACCTGACAATGGTAAAATTCGTTGACAGAGTTAAGATGAACCTGACCACTACAGGTACAGGTACAGTAACATTTGGTTCTGTCGTATCTGGCTTCCAGAGCCTTGCTGATGCCTCTGTTGTCGATTCTGACGTAGTAAGATATACCATCGAAAGTGGAACTAACTATGAGTCAGGTACAGGCACTATAAGTTTAACTGGCAGTACTTATACTATGGCTAGGTCTCCTAGCTCATCTTCTGAAAGTGACAACTCAGCTATTAATTTAGGTTCTGGTGCGGTATGCTTCTTAACCATGTTAGCAGAAGATGTAGTACAAAACTTAGCTGACCTAGATAATGTATCTTCAACTTCACCTGCTGGTGGACAAAACTTATCTTGGGACTCAGGCAGTAGTTCTTGGGTTCCCTCTTCTCCCTCTGGTGGGATTACCACAGTAGGTAACTATGCAGGTCTCCCTGCGTCTCCTAGTGAGACAGACCTAGCTTGGGTATCAGACCAGAAATCTTTGTATATTTACGATGGGGCTGAGTGGGATCGTGTGTCGACGGGTTCACAATTGTCGCCACGATACACAACAACGCCACCGTCGCTTCATGCACTAAATACAAATGGAGCAACGTCAACAATTACAGGCGTCGCAGTTGATGACGCAGGATTTCCAATTATTTATGATTGGGATGGGTTTTCGGGCAGTACAGTCTATAATTCAAATTCCTTGCCGGATCAGATTACAAATGTTTCGCAATCAAACGGAAGTTTTACATTTACGCCGTCTACAAATGATAGCCATTCCGGTTCATTTACATTTCGGACGTTAGCCAGCGATGGGGTATTAACAACACCCGCACTAAGTACAGTGTCTCTGGCATTTCTCCCTCAACATTCTAATCTGTTTTTTCATTTGGATATGGGGCAGGCGATTAGCTACGGTGGAACAGGGAGCATTTGGTACGATATTAGCGGGAATAATAATCATGTGACATGGCAGAATTCCACTGCAACGAATGCCGGCTATAAGCAATCTGGAAATATAGACGAGCCTGTTTGGGCAACTGGCAATTATGGCAGTTATATTGATTTCAGTGCGACTGAGCTATCAACTGTTAAAACGTTTATGTTAATTTTTGATCCTGAGTCGTTCACTTCAACTTGGACACAATTGTTTTGGGGCTGGGCGTCAAGCAACACAAAATATGCGGGTTACTTTTCACAGTTTACCAGCGTATTTTTGAATGGGCAATCTGAGTTTGCAGGCTTAAACGGAAAAGCCTTTATTAACGGAAATTCTATCGAAGGCAGTGCGGTCGATGCTCGGTCGGCGCTTGAACAGGGAAAATTCAACTCTTTAGTGTTCCGAAATTACGTTTTGGATGGTGCGTCAACCTTATTCAGATATACCGCAAACACAGACCGAAATCACAACCTTGAGGTTAGAGCGATCTTAGGTTGGACTGTTTCGCTTACTGATTCGGAAATACAACAGGTACATAATAGTTTTCCTTCAATGGCGACTTGGGACGGCTAAATGCTAGGCTTTGCTCCAATAGCATCTGCCACATTAGGTGGCTCTGGTACAGTCAGGGAAGTGGTACTATCTAGTGTTACGGGAGTTTCTACAACTGTAACTCTAGGCACAACAATCTCCCTA